GTAGTTATTTGATAGCTGTTTATCGCTTAAAGAAAATGCGAGGGGCACCTATCAGCCCATAGAAGGAGAAGTCGTCTCCACAAGCACTAAAAAGACTAGTACTTGTTTGGTCAGACTTGAGTAGAACACGTGGTCTTGGATTTGATGTTCCTTGCCCCATTACTGGGTTCAACCTGTTAGATGAATACCCAGGTACTTCAACTTCTATCATCCCCGTTTGAGTGACTCTTTGTATACATCGAGCTAAACTCCTCGGGTACGACGCTGGTGTTACATACTCTGGCAACTCTACATCACCTGCTAGCAGATTCAACATCAACGCTTCTCCATAATTCATGGTCCCATTGTCTGGAACCAATTTGTATCGTTTTGCACCACGATAAAAGGTGTACATATATCCTATAACTCCAATAGGATTGTCGAAGCCATGATATGCTGGATCTATGTAAACTCCAATATCAGGAACGCCGGTGAGCGGTAACGGGTGAAACCTCCTGGTCAAAGTACGGAGATTAACCACCTTCTCTCCTATACAAGCTCCAGCAGAAATGGAATTCATATGCTCTTGCATAGGGACTGTACTGGTAAGAGTAGTAACTACACCATCTTCCATTCCATGTGCCACAAGAATAGGAGGGGGCTCACTAGCAATCGAAACTTCGGTGAACCCTGGGCATGCCAGCTCAAGATCTTCATGGGCTCTTATACTAACCAATATATCAGGGTCATCTACCACCCCATCAATATGAGTGAGGCGCGTTAGTACGTAAACGTAAACCGTGCCCAAAACATATGCCATACTGGCAGCGTTGTCCCCAAACTCGGCAAGGGAAACGAACTTGTACCGCTCGCCTGCGTTAAAACCAACGACTAGATCGATGGAGGTACTCTCTGTAATATCCCAAACCGTATGTTCGACGTTGGCAAAATCACGAGATGTCAAACCTGGTTGGACAAGACGGGGTACATATGCTATTCCCAATCTTCCAGAGTACATTTTATTACCCACAAACTCGAGGCGCATACGAAAGGACCCACGCCAGTACTGAAACATGCTAGCGGCTACAGCAACCTGCGTAGCATAAAAAGTGTTAGCTACGGGTGTGGGCGTCGTAGCACAGATGAAAGGGTTAGCATCAATAACACGGATAACACCAGAGTCCGTGGAAGACCATGGGAAGTAACCAACCATATTCCATTGTTGAGCGAGATATGCGATGCTCATTTCATCTAAAGTGTAACCGGTGGACAAAGGAGACACATCCAAGCGATTGTCCTGCTGAACCGCAAGACATTCACTGGTATCAGTCCCTGCTCCATGACACATCCCAAATCCAGGCCTCTGCACAATGGATGTTATAGCACTCATAGTAGTGGGCTTGGCAAAACCGAGAACTGCTGCTATATTACCGCCCCATTTGGTTATGTTGGAGAGGATCCTCAACTCGGTTCCAAAAATCGGTACCCAGTTCGAAGCAAACCTAGTTAATCCCGATATGAAGGACAGGGGGGTTGAGATCACCCCAGTCTTGGCAATTTCATCACCTTCTTTTCCATGAGCAACCAAAACGGGTACAATCTGGTCAGCTATAGTTGGTATGAGCCTCTCAACGTTGGTCATGTAAAAATACATAACCGCTGTTGGTTCGGGTTGTACTGTAGCAACCCTATAGGGAGACAATACAGTCAGCCGTACTTGTCCTAAAGGTACACCCCTTCTGGACAAAGAGAAATATTCCTTGGTCATAGCCCAGGGAATATGCAAAGTGACTGTTTGTGATGAACCCACATCAACAGTAACTCCTGGAAATCCTGTTATCCAGGCTGCACTTTGCAAATACTCCTCTTTCTCGGTACCAGGAAAAAGAGGTAACCAGGACAAGTACATCCTCCCTGCTGAGAACGGGGAAGCATTGATCGTTAACTTAACATTAAGATCAAATCTATAGTACTCGAAATACTGCGCTGCAGCCAGCCAATCGGGTCTCCCTTCAAAAAACCCTGGCATATCCACGCTTGTCACGATGTCATACCTAGCTGCTGCTGCGAAGCTTGGAACTTCGTAATGGTAGGTTCTACTCATTATATCCTCTATGCAGTTCTTCTTGTTTTCAAACATAGAGCTAACTCTAGAAACTGTTAGAGCATTTGCACTAGTAACAACGTGAGAATCAACAAATGTTGCCAATTGTTGAGTACTGACTTCGTTGTTAGTATCCATGTTGGTGCTTGTTTCGGACATCATGTTAGCTTCCAGCTTCAAGCTATCAAGAATCTCACAAGCAGTGACTGTTCTAGTTTCTTTCTTTGCTCCATTCACTTTAGGAGCGTTACGGACCTTTGGACGGGTCACGTCTAATCCTTTACGGCGATTATAACCTGTATTTTTACTTGTTTTGTTGTCATTCAATTTAGACTCCTTTGCAGTATTGACTTTCCTGCATACGAGCTGATCAGCCTTAACTTTTTCACTAAGAGACTTGGCGAAAGTCCCTTGAGTGCCTATCTCATGAACCCGACACAGTTGGACACCTCCTTGATCTGAGGAGTTTTCCCTTAAGTCAGATGAGTGTAATGAACAACCCACTAGGGTTAGGTCGTCATATGAGCGATGATTGAGTATTCTCCACAGAACATTATCAAGCATCGGTTCTTGTGCTTGGGCAGAACTCTGCCTCAACCTTTTGTACTTATCGTTCCAAAATTTGAAGTTGAGCTCTGCCAAAAGGTCAGGAGGAAACACCAACTGCTCATCTTCTTGAACAGTTGCAGCACGTACTAACAGTGGCCTCATAACACTGTTAAATATTTCCTCTCTATGGTGAACTAATTCGCTAGCTATCCCTTGCAATATACTGGCATAAACAACACTCATATTATGTTTAGAACTCGTATAATAAATAGACTCCTTAATCGAAGTCAATTCTAAAGGGGCATAGAACCAGCCGCCTTCTTCATGGAACCTCCTTTTCAGGAAACTAACTTGATCAATGGTCTTAAAATCTGCAGAGAGCTCACTAGCCTTATCGGCAGATGTATAAACCATCCCAAAGCAATCCATGAATGCTTTGGAAACGCTTATTTGGTTGAACCTGGGGTTTCTAGATCCGACCAAATTATCGTCACCGAAGCATTGCAACCTCACTTCCACTGAAAACTTTTGTATTGATCCAACTATAGTAGCATAAGCATATCTCATAGCAATGCTTATGTACATACAATTGAGCACGGTCGTCAATACACAACCCGATGGGTTTCCTTGTAGAGCGAAGTACACATACCCATCCAACACGTGTACTCCGTTAACCATTTCACCAAACAATGCTTCTCGCATTCTCTGATCTTCCGCAGGGGAACCTTCATAGAGTCTCTCGATGACCTTCCAAACCTCTTTTAGTACTTGCAAAACTAAACTCGCATCATAAAATTTGAAATCACCATCAAATAAACCATACCTTCGCTCCTTTGGTCCCCGTATGTAATTGGCAAGAAAACCCCACTCTTCACTAATGGGGTTAATACCTAACGCTATCTCGTTGAGTATCCTGTTCTCTAATACATACTCTATTAGTCCTGCAAAATAGCGCTTACACTCAATAGTAAAGTCTATTGTCCCTGCAGAGTACAAACGAGTGTTTCCTGTGGCCACCTTGTCGTGGGTTCGCAGTTCACTCTTTAGCTTATCTAACCAGATAACCACCTGCATGGTACCTTGCTCTTTCCACTTCTCTCTTCGGACTTGCAGCTTCATTGCAAGTTCAGGACTAAAAGTAGCCACATCATTTACAACCTTGATATGGTCTCTCTTACTTGTCCCTGTATAGCCATAACCACTTCCTGTTTTCAAATCCATCCCTGTCAAATAAGGCCTCTCCATGGAACCCAGCACAGCCTCTTGATCGCTCAGAATAGTCCTGTTAAAAACGCAATTGTTATTCCAGGTAAAAACCTTAAAATAATCATCTGCACATTCTCGCAAAAGTTTCTCATTCAACTGACTCTTGGTTTCCCGAATCAGTTTTTGAGCTGCTACTGTATGTGGGTTAATAATCTTAGTGCCATCGTTAAAGGACTGAACTTTAGCAGGGGCTCTTGTGCAAGGTCCCAAACACCCATAAAAGGATGTTGGGATCAAAGCACACTTGGTCTTAGGCATGGGGACAGGGTCCAAACCTATGATTTTTAAATCTTTACTGATTTTCTTGCTCACATCGGGTTCAGCCATGTTGATGTAGGTTAAGTCCATGTCTAAGTCGCGTGCTGCCGCAGCTTCATAAAACATGCCATCGAACATGTTACGGGTTATCATAGAACAGTAACCCATTTCACGGTCTGCATCACCACAAACGTAAATCCCAGTAAACTTGTTACAAGAGTTAGATATAGTAACAAGGGGGGACCCACAATCCCCGTGCTTCGCCTTGGTCCGAACCAAGTACGCTGCGGTTATTTCTATTCTAGTGGTGACGCCACCTACTGTCACCGTGTACGGAATCTTTCCCAAAGTCATCCTTGCAGACGATCTACATTCTGCATTTTCCCTTCCTCTCAGGCAGAGGTGTGAGGGACAATCAACGAGGTACTGGCTCTCCTCGTTGATTTCAGGAATATGCTTAGTTATATCGCACATATTTGGAAAACTTCGAGGAAACTCGATAACAACTAGATCTGTTGTTGGCTTTTCACAGTTCCTGTACTCAAACCCATGGACCTTAGTAAGTTTGACTTCTGAAGTGGAACAGCTAAAAGTCCCTTTGGGCGTATACTGGACTGTTATAGTATTGCCTGCAAACAATCGGAAAAGAATGTGTTCTGCGGTCAAACAGAATTGACCACGCAACATCGTTCCCGACATCACCTCTTTACCGTCTATTAGTAAGGTAACCTGATTGGC